CAGCGAGCGCCCCACCTGCTGCCTGAAACGCCGGGTGGCCGGCACCTTCGACACCGCCTACATCGACGAGAACGGCCGGCGCATCCTGGCCGACCTGAAGAGCCTGGGCGAGAACGGCAGCACCTACAGCACCGCCGCTCAGCTGGGCGGCTACATGGCCCTGGAAGCCACCTGGGGCAACCACTACGACGCTGGCCAGACCATCTGGGCCAGGCCCGGCAGCACGACCTTCTCACCGCTCTACAGCCGCCAGGAGTGCCTGCTGGCCTGGGCTGGTGCCTGGGCGACGTGGCGGGCTCGGGCTGCTGAGCCTGCGCCGTTCTGATGCTTGCCAGCCGCCATACCGAGCTAGTAGGGTATGGCGGTCGGACTTCTGAGCCGACTCCACCACCCACCACTTGCCCCATGTTCCGCCTATCCCCCCATCGCCTCGCTGGCGACTGGGCCCTCTTTGCAGCCTTCGGCACGTTTTTTGCTGTGGTGATCAGCCATGGCTGATCTCACTCAGACTGTCGAGGTTGATCTCGACGCCATGGACGCTGATCAGGTCCTGGATCGATTGGTCGAGGTCCGCCAGGCCCTTGCCCGCCTCAAGGCCACCGATGAGGCCCTGCTGGATCGGCTGGATCAGCTGGCTGAGGCCGGCGAAGTTGATCAGGGCGGCTTCTCGCACAACGACTGGGCGTTCAGCTGGAGCGCCGGCCGCCGCAGCTGGGCCTATCCCCCCGGCGTCCAGGCGCTCGAGGCACAGACCAAGGCCGCCAAAGCTGCCGCCGAAGCCGATGGCAGCGCCACGGCAACCACCGGCGCGCCGTTCTGGACCATCCGCGCACCCAAGCCATGAACGACACCCATCCCATGGAGCAGGGCACCCAGGACACCCTGCTCGACCGCACGGTGTCGGCCATGACCGAGGCGATCCTCGAGGCCGACAGCTCAGACACCTGGCTCAGCACCACGGCCCGGCTGACCCTGGCCCACATCGCCTGTGAGCTGATCGTGCTTGAGGAGCTGGCCGGCAAGCCGCTCACCCTGCAGGACGCCGCGCGCTTCCTGTGCCGCGAGGCGGAGCGGCAATGATTCTCCCAACCCTCTTGGCGTTCACTTTCACCGTCGGGCCGTCTGGCGGCGGCCTGGGCGGTGGATCGGCGCCGCTCCTGCTCTGCCCTAATGGCTACGCCGCACAATCCTGCCCTACTGCAGGCGCACCTTTGCCACCTGCCTGGCTTGGAGTCGGCAGCCTGATCTACTGCAGCCGGCAGATCAGGCGGCGCATTAGGGATGCGCGGCGATGAGCGACGCATGATCTTCACCGTGCTCGGCCTCAGCCCCGCTCCGCAGGGCAGCAAACGCCATGTGGGCGGCGGCCGGATGGTGGAGTCGAGCGCCAAGGTGCGCCCATGGCGCGAAGCGGTCAGGTCGGAGGCGCTGGCCACCGGCCTGGCCATTTCTGCTGAGCCGATCTATCTCCACCTGCTGTTCAGGTTCAGGCGGCCCAAGGGGCACTACACCGCCAAGGGTGAACTCAAGCCATCAGCACCGCAGACGCCGATCACCCGCCCCGACCTGGACAAGCTCTGCAGGAGCACCCTCGACGCGCTCACCGGCGTGCTGTTTGCCGACGACAGCCAGGTGGCCTTTCTGGTGGCGTCGAAGGAGTATTGCCTGGCTGGCGAGCTGGAGGGCTGCCAGATCGAGATCCGTGAGATCCGTGGCTGAGCTGCGAGCGTTCTGGATCACGGTCGAGCATGAGCGCGGCCGCACCCGTGACCACCGCATCACGGCCCGCTCAGCCTGGGCGGCTGGGTGGCTGTGGCGGCGGCTGCATCCTGGGCAGACTGTGATTCATGTAAGGGAGATCAAGGGTGGCGGGGATTCAGATCAGCATTGATACCAGTGATCTGCGCAAGGCTGATCTCTGGCTGGCGACGATCAGAGGCGAGCTTGACTTCGTGAGTTCCAGGGCGATCACTGCCACCGCCAAATCGATCCACGCCAACCTGAAGCGGCGACTTCCTGGTGCCGTTGCCAACCCGACAGCGTGGACGACCAGGGGCTTGCTGGTGAAGTACGCCAGCCGCCGTGATCCGGTGGCAATGGTGGGCTTCAACTACGGCGACAAGTACGGGCCGCAGGGATCGTTTGGTCCCAGCAACTTCCAATCAAAGAAGATCGGCGTTCCGTCTGGCCGTTACATGGACGTGCTGGCCCGTGGCGGCATCCGCTCGGCCAAGAGCACAGAGCTGGCACTCAGGCGCACTGGCCTGATCCGCTCGAATCAGTTCATCACCCCAGGCGGCGGTCCTGGCAGTCTTGGTTATGGCATTGGCAAGAAGAACAGCTATGGCAACGTCCCTGGTGCCAACTACCAGCAGTTGCTCTCATTCTTCAGGGCCAACCGTGACGAGGGCGTCACATCCAACAGGCCACAAGGTGGGGGATCTCGTGGCCGTTCGGCAGCCAAGCGCAAGGAGGTGGATCTGTTCATTGATCGCCGCAAGGGCGGCATGATCGCCCAGCGATACGGCAAGGGGCCCAAGGGCGGCACGGGCAAGGGCACGGGCAACCCGGGCCGGCCGCAGACCGTGGGCTACAGGCGCGGCATCAAGCCAGCGTTCTGGATCACGGAGCAGCCGCGCTACACGGTGCAGTTCCCGATCAGGGTGATCGCTGAGCGGCAGTTCAAGGCTGAGGTGGGCGGCCACTTCCGCCAGGCGCTGGAGTGGGCGCTCAAGAATCCCAAGCGCTCGTGATGTTCGCGGCGAACCACTTTCGAGGGCCAATCGAGGCCCAAAGCGTTGTGATCAAACGCGCGGCCGATCGGGGCGCGGCTGAGATCCCTTGGCATGACTGCCCCGGTCGTCGGGTCCTCCCCGGGCCAGGGGATTTGAGGGTTATTCGGACCGCGGTTTTTTTCTAGCGGGAGGCCTTCGACCCGCTGAAACTCACTGCGCCCCGGTCAGTTTCGACCCCTCCCCCGTTTTCTTTAAGGGGCATCAGTAGCCTTTAACTTAAAGGAAGGCCCCGTTAAAACATGCCGCTGGTGACCAAGAGCGACTACGCCCGCGCGCGTGGTTGCAGCCCGGCGGCGGTGACTGGGGCCATCAAGTCCGGCCGCATCAAGGCGGCGGTGGTGACTCAAAACGGGCGCGAGCTGCTCGACTTCGACAAGGCCAACGAGCTGTGGGAGCGCAACACCCAGCAGCAGCCGCCACCCACCAGGGCGAGCGCACCGTCACCCAATCCGCCAACGGATCGGGAGCTGCAGGCCTTCATTCAGGGACTGCCAGAAGATCAGATTCCCGACCTGAACGACAGCCGCGCCAGACGTGAGCACTACCTGGCGGAGAAGGCCCGCCTCGAGGCGCTGCGTGGTCGGGATGAGCTGGTGCCATCGGATCAGGTAAAGGCCGAAGCGTTCGCCTGCGCGCGTGCGGTGCGTGATGCACTGCTGGGCCTGGCCGATCGGCTGGCGCCGATGTTGGCCGCCACCACCGACGCGCGCGAGTGCCATCGGCTGCTGACCGAGGAGCACCGGGTCGCACTGCGGGGCTTGTCTGATGGCTGATGCAGCAGCGGTCTATCGGCAAGCGTTCGCCGATGGCCTAAGGCCACCGGCCGCCATGACGGTGAGCGAATGGGCCGATGCGAATCGGATCCTGAGCGGCAAGGGATCAGCGGAGAAGGGACCATGGCGCACCAGCCGGACCCCGTACCTGCGAGAGCCGATGGACTGCCTGAGCCCCAGCAACCCGACACGCCGGGTGGTGCTGGTGTTCGGCTCGCAGATGGGCAAGACAGAGGTGATCCTCAACGCCCTGGGAGCCGTCATCGAACTCTGGCCCGGGCCGGCGCTGCTGGTGCAGCCGACGCTCGACATGGCCAAGCGCTTGAACCGCCAGCGATTGGAGCCGTTGCTCAGGGAAACGCCAACCCTGGCCGAGCGGATCGCGCCAGCGCGCAGCAGGGACAGCGGCAACACGATGTTCCTGAAGGAGTTCACCGGCGGCATGTATGTGCTGACCGGCGCCAACAGCGCGAGCGGCCTGCAATCAATGCCGGCCTGCTACCTGTTCGCCGACGAGGTGAGCAGCTACCCGATCGAGGCCGACGACAAGGGCGACCCGCTGGAGAACGCCGAGGCCAGAACCCGGACGTTCCCCATGGGGAAGGTGCTGATCACCTCCACCCCGGGCACGCGCGGCGCCTGCCGGATCACCGAGGAGTTTGAGCGTCGATCGGACCAGCGCCGCTACGCCGCCTTCATGCCCTGCTGCGGCGCCCATGAGGTGTTGCGCTGGCGTGAGCACATGGCGTGGGATCGACCCGATGGCGAGGTGTGGTGCCAGTGTCCGGCCTGCGGTGAGCGGATCGCGCAGCACCACAAGACCACCATGCTGGGCCGCGCCGAGTGGCGCGCGCACGCCGGTGGCGATGGCCAGACCGCTGGCTTCCACCTGCCCAGCTGGTATGCCCCGGCCGGGTGGACGCCATGGGAGCAGATCCGCGACGAGTTCCTGCGGGCCAAGGGTGACCCGCTGCTGCTCAAAGGCTGGGTAAACAAGCACGCCGCCGAGGCCTGGGAAGACGAAGCCGTGGCGCGCGTCAATGCCGACGGCCTGATGGAGCGAGCCGCCAAGGAGCCGTATCCGACCGGCCACTGCCCCGCCGGCGTGCTGCTGCTGCTGGCGTCTGTTGACGTTCAAGACACCTGGCTGGAGATCAAGGTCAAGGGCTACGGCAGGGGCGAGGAGAGTTGGTTGATCTGGCACCAGAAGGTCGAAGGCGACCCGGCACAGGATGAGGTGTGGAGCCAGATCGACAGCATCCGCCGCACAGAGTTCCCCCTCGAGGGCGGCGGCACCCTGAAGGCCAGGCACTGCGCCGTAGACACCGGCGGCCACTTCACCAACGAGGCCTACGACTACTGCCGCCGCAACGCCAAGGAGGGCGTGATCGCCATCAAGGGCAGCAGCACCAGGTCGGCACCGGCGCTGGGCAAGGGAAGCAAGCAGGACGTCAACCTGAAGGGCCGCACGGTGAAGGGTGGCGTCACGCTTTACATGGTCGGCACCGACACCCTGAAGCGCACGATCTACGCCCGCCTGAAGATCAGCCAGCCGGGCCCGGGCTTCTGCCATTTCGGGCAGAACGCAACCGATGAGTACCTGGAGGGCCTGACCTGCGAGCGGCTGATCCCGCGCACGGTGAAAGGCTTCCAGGTGCTGGAGTGGCAGAAGCCCAGCGGCGCACGCAACGAGCCGCTCGACCTTGAGGTCTACTGCCTGGCAGCCCTGGAGCTGGTGAAGCGCCGCTACAACCGCGCGACGATGTGGGATCAGCTGGAGGCGCAGCTCGCCAAGCCAGCCGCCCCGCAGCGGCAGGCCAGGCCGAGCACGCCAACGCGCCCGGGTGGTTTCGTGTCGGGCTGGTAGATCAGGCTTCCTAGCCTGAGGCCATGACAGTCCCTGCGACAATCCGCGTTGGCGACACGGTGGCATGGGTGGAGCCGGCTGCGCTCGACCTCGACGGCAACGCCGCCACCTCAGCGGCCTGGACGTTCACCACCTTCCTGCGCTTCAACACCGCCAGCGAAGGCGCCACGGTGACCGGCACGGCCCGCGCCGATGGCGGCTGGGACATGGCGATTAGTGCCACCACATCCGCCGCCTTCGATGCCGGCACCTGGAGCTGGCAGAGCCGAATCACCAGCGGCGCCACGGTGATCACCGTGGGTGCTGGCAGCTTCCAGGTGCTGGCCAGCCTGAGCTACGCCGGCAGTCCCGGTGCGTTCGATGGCCGCAGCCAGGCCGAGGTAGAGCTCGATGAGGTGCGCGCCGCGATCCGCGCCATCGTCAACAAGAGATTCAAGAGCTACACCATCGGCTCCCGTCGGTTCGATGCTGCCGACCTGGGCCAGCTGATGCAGCGGGAATCGCAGCTCAAAGCAATCGTGGCCCGCGAGAAAGCCGCCGAGAAGGTGGCCGCCGGCCTGGGTGATCCGCGTTCGCTCTATGTGAGGTTCGGGCGATGAGCAAGCGCAAAGGCAAGCAGTCGCCGCAGCAGCCCCCGGCCGCCCCCCGCCGCGGCCGGCGCGCCTACGAAGGTGCCTTGGTGTCGCGCCTTACGGCTGACTGGGTGACGAGCTCCACCAGCGCCGATGCCGAAATCGATGGCAGCCTGGTGCGGCTGCGCAATCGCTCGCGGCAGCTGCTCAGGGACAACCCCTATGTGCAGGCAGCGCGCCGGGCGATCGTGACCAACGTGATCGGCCGCGGCATCCGGATGCAGTCGCGGGTGCCGATGGCGCGAGGCGGCGGCCGGCTCGACAAGCCAACCAACGACCGGGTTGAGGCCTGGTGGCGCCGCTACTGCCGCAAGGAGCACATCCACGCCGCCGGCAAGCTGTCGTTCGCGCGGATCCTGCGGCAGGCCATGGCCGCCGTTCCCGAATCGGGCGAGGTGTTCATCCGCCTGGTGCCCGAGGCGTTCGGCAACAGCGGCACGCCGCTGGGCCTGGAAATCCTCGAGGCCGATCTCTGCGACGAGGCGCACACGGTCGGCCCTGATGCCAACGGCATCGAATGGCGTATGGGCGTGAAGGTCAACCGCTGGGGCAGGCCGATCGCTTACCGCTTCCGCACCCGCCACCCTGGCGACGTGTCGGGCGCCGTCGGATACGGCGCTACTGATGTGCCAGCCGAGCAGATCATCCACCTGTTCATCCCCGAGCGGCCCGGCCAGACCAGGGGCGTCCCGATGTTCGCCAGCAGCATCAAGCGGATGCACCACGTCGCCGGCTTCGAGGAGGCCGAGGTGGTCGGCAAGCGCGCGCGCTCCAGCCTGATGGGCTTCATCCAGAGCCCTGAAGGCGAGCTCGTCGGCGATGGCGTGGAAGACGGCGAGCGGCTGACCAACTTCGAGCCGGGTGTCTTCAAGCACCTGGCGCCGGGTGAGAGCATCACGGTGCCGCAGCTGGGCAACGCCGACACCGAATACGAGGCCTTCCTACGGCCCATGCTGCGCTCGCTGGCCGCCGGCTCTGGCGTGCCCTATCCCACGGTCAGCGCGGACTACAGCCAATCCAACTACAGCAGCAGCCGCCTCGAGCGGCTGGAGGTGCTGGAGCTCTGGCGCAGCCTGCAGGACTGGATTATCGAAGACGTGTGCCAGGTTGTTTTCGAGCGCGCCATGGCTGCTGCCGTTGGTGCCGGCACCTTGCAGCTCCCGGGCTACGACCTGGCGCCAGAGCGCTACGAGGCGGTGAAGTGGTTCCCGCGCGGCTGGGAGTTCGTGGACCCACAGAAGGAGGCAGCGGCCAACAAGGATCTGGTCCGCTCCGGCTTCAAAACCCAAGCGCAGATCGTGGCCGAGCAAGGCGGCGACCTGGAAGACCTGCTTTTGGCACGCGCCGCTGAGGTGGAGCGGGCTGAGCAGCTGGGGATCCAGTTCGACACCAACCCTGCCGACGACCTGCAAGGCGGATCCCCCGACGCCGAGCCGGAAACGGACGACGAGCCGGAAGATCCCAGCGAGCCAGACCCCGACGACGACATCGAGGACGACCCGGAGGACGCTTCAATATGAGCGACGAGACCAGGCTTCCTAGCCTGAGCGCAGGAAACGCCGCGCCAATGGAACAACGCGACCACGACGGCAAGCCGCTCTACCGCAATGCGGTGGTGGCGAGCTGGTGCCGCGCGGAGGACGACCCTGAGGTAGTCGAGTTCAGCTTTTCGTCAGAGGAGCCAGTCGAGCGCTACTTCGGGGTGGAAGTTCTCAGCCACGACCCTGGCGCGATGAACATGGCCCGCCTCAATTCAGGGGCGGCGCCATGGCTCTGGAACCACAACCCCGATGTGGTTCTCGGCGGAGTCGAGAAGGCTTGGCAGGGCGACGACGGGCGCGGCATGGTTCGCACCCGCTGGAGCCCCAACACCAAGTCCGAAGGCTCCGACGAATGGAAGGTCCGGCAGAACTGGGAGGCGGGCATCATCCGCAACGTCTCCTTTATGTACTCCATCGACGCGCCGCTTGACCTCAAGTCGCGCGAAGGCGTGGCGCTGGTCACAGCGTTCACGCCGATGGAAGTCTCGACCGTTTCCATCCCAGCCGACGCCACCGTCGGCCAAGGCCGAGCAATCGGCGACACAGCGGCCCCGGCCGCGTCCACCCCCGAATCCTCCCCCATGGAATCCCCCATCGATCTCGATGCGGTGCGCGCGCAGGCACAGGCCGATGAGCGCTCCCGCGTCGCCTCCATCACCGCTCTCTGCCGTGAGCACAAAGCCGACGATCTGGCCCAAGGCCTGATCGAACGCGGTGCCACCGAATCTGATGCCATGAAGGACGTGCTCGCCGCCATCGGCAAGCGCGCCAAGCAGCCCGCTACCCCGGCCGCTGCTGCCCAGCCGATCGCCGGCGCTTCTGCCGACATCGGCCTGACCGAGAAGGAGGCCCGCTCCTACAGCTTCCTGAAGGCCATCCGCGCCCAAGCGTTCCCCAACGACCGCGCCGCCTTCGAGGCTGCTGCGTTCGAGCGCGAGGTAAGCGCTGCCACTTCGGAGCGCATGGGCGGCGATGCCCGCGGCTACCTGGTGCCCCACGACGTGCTGAAGCGCGACCTGACCGTTGGCACTGCTTCGGCTGCTGGCGATCTGGTGTTCACCGATGCCCGCCCCGGCAGCTTCATCGAGCTGCTGCGCAACCGCCTGGCCCTGGCCAGCCTGGGCGTGCAGACCCTCACCGGCCTGGTCGGCCCTGTGGCCATCCCCAAGCAGACCGGCGGCGCAACCGCCTACTGGGTGGCTGAGAAGGGTGAACCCACCGAATCCAATCCCACGGTTGGCCAGGTGAACCTGAACGCCAAGACTCTGGGCGCCTTCACCGAGTTCAGCCGCCGGCTCATCCTCCAGAGCTCCATCGATGTCGAGAGCATGGTTCGCCGTGAGCTCGCCACCGTGATGGCGCTGGAGATCGACCGCGCTGCGCTCTACGGCACCGGCACCAGCAGCCAGCCCAAGGGCCTGAAGTTCGTGACCGGCATCAACACCGTCGACTTCGCCGCCAACGCCCCCACCTACGCCGAAGTCGTGGCGATGGAAACGGCGATCAATGCCGACAACGCCGACATCGGCGCCATGGCCTACCTGACCAACTCCACCATCTACGGCGGCTTCAAGACCACCGAGAAGGCCAGCAGCACCGCTCAGTTCATCCTTGAGCCCGGCGGCACTGTCAACGGCTACAACGTGGTCCGCTCCAATCAGGTGGAAAGCAACGATGTGTTCTTCGGGGTCTGGAATCAGATCCTGATGGGCATGTGGGGCGCGCTGGATCTGCAGGTCAACCCCTACGCCCTGGACAAGTCCGGCGGCGTTCGCGTTACCGCCTTCCAGGACGTTGACGTGGCCGTGCGCTACGCCGAGTGCTTCACCCGCGGCAACAACACCCTCTGATCGTCATGAGGATTCGGATCCTGCAGCAGACCAGCATCAGCGGCCAGCCCGTCAGGGTTGGCCAGGTGCTGGACGCCAACGATTCAGACGCCAGCACCCTGCTGGCCATGAAGAAAGCGGAACCGCTGCAGGATCCGGATCCCGTGGTGATCACCGAGGACACGACTCCAGTCCTTCGCAAACCTCGCGCCCGCAAGGGTTGAATCCATGGCTATCACGCAACACACGCTCGAGAAGCTCAGCCATTTCACGCTGTGCCCGACCACCACGATCACTGCCACCGGCAACCAAACCGGCGTGGACATCCGCGCCCTGGATGGCGACCTGCAGGTGATCCTGGTCGGCACTGCCGCTGGCGCCTCCGCTGACCTGACCTTCCGCCTTGAGGAATCGGCCGACGACACGACCTATGTCGCTGTCACCGGCGGCACCTTCACGGCGATCGGCAACGCCGCCTACAAGGAGGTGAAGACGTTCAACGCCAGCGACCTGCGCCGCTACATCCGCCTCAGCTGCACTGCCGAGACTGGCACCGCCAGCTCTGCTGTGACCTGCGTCGGCTACGGCACCAGGAAGTACGAGGTCTGATGGCCTTCACCGAGGATCTCAGCGTCTTCCTCGACCTCAACGGCTTCGGCGTCCCTGTGGTCGCCGGGGCCGTTTCTGGCGTGGGGATCCTCGATCAAAACAGCGAGCTGATCCTCGGCGGCGAGATCACGATCATTGATTATTTGCTGACCGTCCCGACGGCCACCTTCGGCAGCCTGGGCTATGGCGACGCCATCACGGTGGATGGGACCAGCTACAAGTGCGAAACCCAGCCGCAGCGCTTCGACGATGGCACATTCTGCCGGGTGCCGTTGGTGAGGTCGGCGGCGGTGGCCAACAACATCACCACCCTGAGCGGCCTGCGCCTGGTGACGCTCGATGGCCGGTATCTCGTCACTCTTGCTTCCTAGCCTGAGCCCATGGCCGACGTCACGATCACAGGGCTGCCCAACGCTTCGGCGCTCAGCGGGACCGAGCGGGTGCCGATGGATCAGGGTGGCACCACGGTGGATGCAGCGGCCAGCGCCATCGCCGCCCTGGCCACGGCGGCCACGGTGGGCCTGGGCAACGTCAACAACACCAGCGACGCCAACAAGCCGATCAGCACGGCCACGCAGACGGCCCTGGACGGCAAGGCCGCCGCCGGCGCGATCGGCAGCAGCGGCCTGACCATGGCGGCCGGCGTGCTGGGCCGCGAGAGCGGCACCGGGGCGCCGCAGGTGTTCACGCTGGGCTCGGGCCTGTCGATCGTGAACGGGGCCCTGACCGCCAGCGGCGTCGGCGGTGGTGGGTATCCGTCGCTGAGCATGCCGACGGGCTTCAGCGTCAGCGGCAGCGGCACCGCATCGCTGGGGGTGACGTTCACCGCCGGCTACTCGCTGCCGACGACCGTGAAGCAGACCGAGTGGGACACGGCCTACAGCGAGCGGCTGCGTTGGGACGGCAGCAGCACGGGCCTGAACGCAACGACCGCCCGCACCAGCCTGGGGCTGGGCACGGCAGCCACTGCGGCTACGGGCGACTTCGCTACTGCAGCGCAGGGAGCCCTGGCGGCCACTGCTGTTCAGCCTGCAGCGCTGAGCAGCTACCAGCCGCTCGACAGCGACCTGACCTCCATCGCGGCGCTGACGACCACGAGCTTCGGGCGCTCGCTGCTCACCCAGGCGGACGCGGCGGCAGCCCGCTCAGCAATCGGCGCTGGCACCAGCAGCCTGGCCGTCAGCAGCAGCGCCCCGGCGGCGCTGGCAGCCACCGCAGCGGCCGGAAGCAGCACCGATGCCGCGAGGTCTGATCACGCGCACCAACGGGACAGTGACGTGATCGTGATCCCAGTGGGCGACGAGAGCACAGCGCTCACCACCGGCACAAACAAAGTGAGATTCAGGCTGCCCTTCGCGGCCACGCTGCTGGCGGTGCGAGCGAATGTGAACACCGCCCCGACCGGCTCGACACTGATTGTGGATGTGAACGAAGCGGGAACATCGGTGCTGAGCACGAAGCTGAGCATCGACGCCAGCGAAACCAGCAGCACGACGGCCGCGACCGCTGCGGTGATTTCAGACAGCAGCCTGGCCGACGACGCCGAGGTTTCAATCGACATCGACCAGATCGGCTCCACCGTCGCCGGGGCTGGCCTCAAGGTCAGCCTGTTCGTGCGGAGGGCCTGATCATGCAAAACCTCGTCCTGCTTGACACGGAAACCGGCCTGATCAAGGACTACCCTCGCCGCGATGAAGAGCCTGTCGAGGGCCTTGATTCGCGCTACGAGGTGTTGCGCGTCGTGCGCGAGCCAGCGCCGCAATACGACCCCGCCACGCACAGCCTCTCTGAGACCCGCACCATCGACCGTGACGCTGGCGAGTGGCGCTGGGGCTGGGCAGTAGAGCCGCTGCCACCTGTGGCTCCGCAGGCGGACTGGCGCACGTTCAAGCGGACCCTGCTGGCCCATCCCGCAATCAATGCCCTGCTGGGCGGCAGCCTGAGCCAGGCCCCGGCGGCGGGCCTGAGCCTGCCTGCCACCCTGCTGGCCGCTTCGGCTGCTGGCGATGTTGACGACTTCCGCGGCGCCTGGGTGGCCCTGCGCCGTCAGGGGCTGGTGTCGCCCGAGCTGCTTCAGGAGGTGCGCGGCCTGGCCCTGATGCTGCACCTGCCTGAGGCGTTCGTGGCGGCCCTGGGCGGCGCCACCCGCCCGGCTGCAACGTCGCTGAATCAGGAATGGGTTGATGCTGCCGGGGATCTGTGGGTCGTGGTGCAGGCTCGCGACGAGAGCGGCCAATTCCTGGCTGACGACCCCACCACGCCCGAGCGTGAATCGCTGACCTGGGAGAAGCAGGCATGAGCGTCATCTGGATTGATTCGGGGAGGTTTGCGGTGGCTGCTGGTGGCTGGACTCCCGCACAGATCAGCCCCGCGCTGTGGCTGGATGCGAGCGACAGCAGCACGATTGCATCGTCATCGGGCCTGGTGAGCCAATGGAATGACAAGAGCGGCAATGCGCGGCACGCGACCCAGAGCACGGCAAGCCGCAGGCCGGCCTATGCCGCTACTGGGTTCAACGGCTTACCTGGCATTACATTTGACGGCGTTGACGATCATCTTTTGCACGGGCTGACTTCAGGCGGGGCTTTCACGTTAATCGCAGTCTATAAAGTCAACAGTAGCCAAAACGGCTATAGAGGCGTTATGGCTGTTGGCCCAATTGATGGAAGCGGAAGCATGTTGCTAGCGCGAGGCACTGCAAGCTTTATTTCGAGTTATGGATCTAACG